CCCGCCGTCTTCACTTTCGCGTCCTTGCCGAGCCATGCCTTGAGCTTGACCAGCATCGCATTGTTCTGTCTGATTCTCATTGGTTCCTTCTCTCTTTCCGTCAAACAAGGGGGATGCAGTCGATTCTACGCCGATGCGAGCGTGCTCCGGTAATCCTCCAACACCTGCGTGGTCACGTTGAGTTCGTCCGCGATCTGCCATTCGTACTCGTACATGCGTTCGAGTAGTGCGAGCTCGGTGGGATTGACGAGCGTGAGGGCGGTCTGCGTTCGCGCCCGTCGCTCCTGCTTCGAACAATCGTTCGAGCAGCCGGTGTCGCCGTGCCGCCAGTGCAGCAATTCATGTACGAGGGTGCAGCGTTTCGCCGTATAGGTGAGCCGACGATCAATCAGGATGACATGATTCTCGGCGTCGTAGCAACCCCATAGTCCGTCAGGCAGGATGGCGCTGGATACGGTGACGGGCAGTCCGATGATGGCGCGGCGCATGGCGCCGTAGGTCATGCGCCGGTCGATCGGCAGGTCAGGCAGGCTCGTCGTAATCCGGCCCAGCCTCTCCATTGATGGCCTCCTGCTTGCCAGCGGCGTTATAGGCGGCAAGACCATAACCGCCTGCCTGCGCTTTCCTCTCGGCGGCTTCGACAGCATGGCGCTGAGAGTTCATCACGATATCGCCAGGAGAGATTCCTGTCACTTGGCTGATGCGTTCCAGATCTCCGATATTCAGTGGTCGGCTGAGGTTCGCGTGCTTGTACCAGTAGTCGCGGCTGAAGCCGCAGGCCTTGGCGAAATCGGCGACGGTCATACCGCTGGCTTTTTGGAGTCTGATGCACTCGCGCATGATCTGTGATGCGAGTGGTGTCATTTCGTTTGCTTTGCTTCCCATGCCTCCAGTATAGCCAATTAAATACCAACTTGTGCGCGAACTGTGAAGATGTATACAATTGAAGACATGAATGTAGTTAATTAAATACACTATGAAGTGTCGAAAGGAAAAACGAGATGTTGAGCACCAAGAAGACCAAGACCCCCGACCACTACCCATGCGGCCACATGCGCGGCCCCGGCTGGCACGACTGGCGCACATGCCTCACCAAGCAGGGATTCGAGGAGGGTGAATGGCCGGTCTGATAGACACGTCAAGCAGAAACCTCAAAGCGGAGCTGGTCAGACACCGCAAGACGCGCGGAGACTTGGCGAAGGCGTGGGGTTGCGCGCTCAACACCGTCGATAAGCGGCTTGACGGTAGCATTCCGCTGACAATCAAGGAAATCGAAGAAGCCGCGCCGGTGTTCGATATGAACTCCACGCAACTCGTCATGCTCCTCATCCAGCCGATCGACAGCATCAAACAATTCAAAGCCTGAAAGCCACAAAGGAGTATCCGATGGACAGCAAGACCTACAACAAAGACCTGCGCAAGACCTGCGTGGAAGCCGTCTTCGACGAATTCGCCGAGCATGGCGACATGATTCGCCCGCAATACGCGGAACAGTGGAATGAAATCGACGCGAGCCGGTTCCTCGGCCACATCACCGGACCGATGGACATCGACGTGCCCGACCTCGTGGACGTCATCATCGACACGATCGCCAAGGAAGCACATAAATGACCAGCCAACTACTCAACCCGCCAAAACCGCCGACACTCCATGAGCCCGGATGCCTGCTGCTCGCATCAAGCGGCTTCTACATCCGCCTCCATGAGGACGGCAGCGCCAGTCTCGTGGACGGCATCCAAGACATCACACTCGCGGACTTCACCTCGGCGGAGATCGAGGACATCGCCTACAACCTCTCCAACAAGATCGGAGCAACAAGATGACATTCCTGGAACAACGCGATCGGATCCTCCAGAATCTGCGTGACCTGTTCACCCAGCTCAGCGAGGAGACTGACGAGACCAGGCGGGCGCAAATCGAAGCGAAATGCCACGAACAGCTCGACCTGCTCGAACTCAACGACAAGGTGGGAGACACAAGATGAGCTGGATGGACGACGGCGGATTCAGCCTAGAAGCCTTCAACAGCGTAGACGGCAGGCCGATGGCGCGAATGGTCTTCCGCACCTCGACCGGCCAATACTACTTCAACCTCACCAAGACCGAGGTGCAACGCGTCCGCCGCGAATGCAATCGAATCCTCAAGGAAATGGAGGCAGACAAATGACCAACCATGACCGCCAGCTCGAAAACGAACCGGCAGGGGGAACGAAGCCGAACTACACGCTCCGCCGCGTCAAGTTCGCAGTCGCCATCATCGGATTCGTGAGCAGCGTGACCCTGCTGTTCACGTGGCGTACAGCCGACTCGCAGACGGCCACCGTCCTCGTCAGCGCCGTCTACCTGTTGACCGGCCTATGGCTGACCGTGCGGTTCGCCCCACGAGATTAAAGACTTCCCACCAGCCGACAGTCCAACAAAACAAACCAATTAGGGATATTTTGCACGGACATCCACGTTCACCATTGTCGGCTGGCGGGAACCATAACTGAATATCGATTATTATCCACGCGCCGACCCATCTCGGTCACATACACTGTCGGCGCATTCGGCTGGGCGACGGTTCGCCCGTCCATGGATCCCAAATCTTCTTCTCTCTAACTATCAAGAAGCAGGCATTCCGGTGCTTGCAAACCCTTTCAAAGTCTGCCTGACGGCTTCCATCGCCGTCGGCCGCGCCACCGATCGCGAACACGTTCAGGTCTGTGTTCCAACGGTCAAAGGGGCGCTTGGAATCCAAGGACGGCACTGGTTCGACTCCAATGCCAGCCACTCAGCCCCATCCACTCGTCAGGACGGGGCACGCAACGTCAACAAGCAAAGGAAACAGCAATGAGCAGCAAGAAAAGCAGGACGCTGAGATTCACGCTCTCGGCCGAATGCATCGAAAATGAGAACGACACCCGCTCGACCATCGGCACATTCATCATGCCGCTAGGCGCATCCGAAGACCAGGTGTACAGCGTCGAACTGCCCGGCGACGGACTCGGCGAACTCACCGCGCTTGCCGCACGAATCGCATGTCAGGCCATCGACATTGCGCTCAAAAGGCATATCGAACGCGGCGGCGGCAGTGACACCGCGGAAATGCTCACCGGCCTCCATATCGACCCGATGGGCGACATTCGGGATGGCAGGTCATGACCGATCTGCTCACGCCATCTGAACTTGCCGTCATGCTCGGCATGAGCGTGCGCACCCTCGCCAACTGGCGGAGTACCGGCAAAGGCCCGCCATATTTGAAAATCGGCGTGGAACCGCCCGAAGGCCATCAGGACAGGCGCAAAGTCAGATACCAACGCGCCGTGGCCGAACGGTGGGCTTCGGCGCACGAATACCGGAGGACGGTGGCGAGATGAAAAAACGGCATGCCCATCCCGGCACGCGGTTTACAAGCAGTCCGACCGTCACAAGCGACGGGAAAGCACGCTTCGATACCGGCAAGCCGACCCTCACACAGCAGGGCATCGACGTGGACGCTTTCATCCGCAAAAACCACGCGCTCATTGAAAGACTCAGGAAAGGAACACGTTGAAACACGAATACACGTTCGAAGAGCTCGCCGAACTGAGAAAAATCTACGACGAGTCGGGCGAAGCGGGACTCAATATCCACGAAATGCGGGCGTTGCGCAAGGCCGGACTCCTCACGCAGGGCCTGCCGGAGAAACCGTCGAAACGAGACTGCATCCTCGCGCACTGCAAAAACCGCATCAGCCAAGGCCTACCGTTCGACGGCAAGGAAACCGCCGAAGCGCTCGGCATGAGCCCGAAAACGGTCGGCAACATTCTCAGCCAACTCCGCAAGGAAGGACTATTGCCGGCCTTCGACCAGCATTCGCCCCGCACACGCAAAAACACGAAAACCGCCACAACCGGAAAGAAGAAAGAAACCATGACCGTCACGTCGAAACCAGCCGACAACAAGGAGGAACCAATGAGCCAGGAACTCACCGCCAACGCGGAGCCAACACCGGAAAAAGAGCGCGAGCATACACGTGCCGCCATCACGGACGCGCTGTTCTACATCTACGACGCCATCAGCGCATTGCAGAAAACCGCGTTCCAGACCAACGACAAAGTCGTCTACGGATTCGCCACGAAACTCCTCAACGGCGAACTCATGGATCTGAAAGCCAACTACAGCAAGGACACGGCGAAATGAGACTCAATTTCAACAGCAAGGATGGCGTTTTCGCCATCAAAGCCGAAAGCGAAGAGGAAAAAACCGCGCTCAAAACGTCGGCACCTGCCATCTGCGATCTCATCATCGATTTTTTTAACGGTGAAGTCCAGGAAATGAAGGTGGCGAAGGAATGAAACGCATCCCACTCAAGGACACGGAACGTTACACGATCGAACGGTTCCGGCAGTGCAAGAAGACGGAACGTCATCTCGCATGGCTGAAGAGCCGTAAGGCGGGTGTGGGCGGTTCGGACATGAGCACGATTCTCGGCCTTAACGCTTTCAAAACGCCTTACGATTTGTGGCTTGAGAAGACAGGCCGCGTGGAACCGGAGGACATCTCCGACAAGTGGGCGATCGTCAAGGGCAATGCCTTGGAAAACGAGCTCAGGAAGCGTTTCCGCTCGAATCATCCGGAAATGCTCGTCACGGACGGCACCGACAAGCAGTTCATCAGCCGCGAAAAGCCCTACCTACGCGCTTCCCTTGACGGCATCCTGCAAGGGGAGGACGGAAGTTTCGGAATCCTCGAAATCAAAACTGCGAGCAACCGTCGAGCGGGGGACTGGCATGACGAGGACGGCAACCTCCGAATTCCACCTTACTATCTCGCTCAAGTCGAGTTCTATGCGCTCGTCACTGGATGGACGTGGGGAGTCGTGTACGCGGCCATCGGGGACGACGAGCCAATAGAGATCCCGTTCCAGGCCGACGTGGAGGATACAGCCGCGATAGACAAGGCCGCAGCCGACTTCTGGCATTTCGTCACCACCGGCACTCCACCGCAGTTGACCGGCGGTGACGTGCAGAAGGCGTGGCCGGAACCCACGCCGGACATCGTGGACGAAAGCGACGACGATCACCTCTACAACTTGCTCGCACGATACGAGAGCGCCATCAGAATGCTCAATGACATGAAGGCCACGCAAAAGGAACTACAGGAGCAGATCATCCTGCGCATCGGCTCGCATACGGGCGTGCGCTGCGGCAACCTCCAAGCCACCTACAAGCCGACGACCCGCAAGGAATACGTCGTCAAAGCCGCCACATACCGCAAATTCGCATTCAAAGCCATCGAAGAAAAGGAGCAATAATCATGGGAGCAATCGCACAGCAGGCGCAAGGCCGGCAGATGGTCGAAATGACGCCGAAAAAGAACCTCCAGATGCTGATGCGGAAAAGCTGGCCGCGTATCGCCAGCGTCGTCGGCAACAACATCAGCCCCGACCGCCTCTACCAGATGTGCGTGTCCGCGATCAACAAGACACCGAAACTCGCGGAATGCTCGCCGCAAAGCGTGCTCTCCTGCTTCATGACCTGCAGCGCGCTCGGATTGGAACCGTCCAACGTGGACGGATTGGGCCGCGCCTACGTGCTTCCCTTCTACAACAAGAAATCCGGCGGAATGGAAGCCACGTTCATCATGGGCTACCGTGGCATGATCGACTTGGCGCGACGTAGCGGCCAGCTCGTGGACATCAGCGCCCGAGCAGTACACCAGGGAGACGAATTCTCGTACAGCTATGGCCTCAACGAGGAGCTGCACCACGTGCCATGCGCCAACCCCGGCGAACTGACCCACGTGTACATGGTCGCGCATTTCAAGGACGGCGGACACTACTTCCTCGTCCTTAACCGTCAGGAGATCGAGCAGGCGAGGGCACGCAGCAAGAGCGGCAATTTCGGCCCGTGGAAGACCGATTACGAGGCCATGGCGAAGAAGACCGCCATCCGTCGTGCCGCCCCGTACCTGCCTTTGACCGTGCAGGCGCAGACCGCCGCCGCCGCCGATGAGACCGGCTTTAGAGGTATGATTAATGTTTCAAC